TGTTGATTACTTGAGCGGAGTTATCGAACCTGGTTTTGTGACCGTTATCCCCCCCGTGGCGGCATCGGCGGCGTTTGTCACCGTTCCTGGAGGGGCTAGCCAATACATGGGCGTCACCAGGCACGACGATGAGTTCTATGCGGCCAACGGTTATTTGAACAACGTTAAGGACAACAAGCACTTTGTCACCTATCAGTACGTTGACCTTCGAGATATGATGACCAATCATGAGTGTATGGACGACATTACAATCAACGTCCAACGCAACTATGACAACCCGTTCCCAAACCCGATTTACAATATGGCCCCTGGTCAAGGTATCGAGGAGACCTTTACCGTTGTCCTGGGCAAAATGGATTTGAAATTACTCGAACAAGACCCTACGTACAATTTGGAAATTGAAGCACTACCTCAAGCAGGTATGCAACCGGCACGTTATGGTGGGGCTCAAGCGGAGTTCTTAGACAATGGACTACCTAATCAAATCCTTTACCGTGAAGTTCGTAGGTATTTCAGCGATCCATCTCAGCAATCAGTATCACCCAATCAAATGCCTAACATGGCTGGTCCGACTGGTAGTTCGACAACACCCACACGTTGGACGGGTTCTCTGCAACTCTCTGATCGAACCGTTGCAGGTTATCCTAACCTCGTCGTTGGCCCTGGTATCACAATTATGCGGTCCTGGTCAATTTATCCTGCTGATCGTACGATTCAAAGTGCATCGAGTTCGGTTCCACCTGCACCAGCCGAGGAGTTCCTTAACCAACGGAGCTTCATCGGGATTAAGACCCCTGCCCTTCAGTGGAATATCACCGGTAAGGTCCGTAAATTGACCGCCACAGAAGAAGCCGTTTGGTACACTAACATCCTCTTGACTCAACAAAGCGATAACTGAGGTGACTCGGTGCTTCCAGGAACGAACTACTCCGAACAATTGATTCCGGAGTTCCATGCTTATCGAGAGTTTTGGGTGGACATACGTCCCGAATTGATGAAAACGTACGAAGAGGTGAGTCCGGATGTCAAGGCTTCCCTTGATGCGATCAAAGAAAACCGGTTTGGTGCCGAAGAAGTGGGGTCATTGGTGGGTCTTTGGTTTGGACTGTCGTACGGATTGGCTACGCTTCCAGTGGTCGCCCTGGACGGACCTCTTCCATTCCTCGATGCGGCTTGGGCATTTGCAACGTTCCGAGTGACACGACGTGCGGTTTCAGTTGGAAAAGAGATCGGTTCCTTCATTGATGATGTGATAGCATGATTGCTCCAGACGAATTGTAGGACAAAAGACTCGACCAACTTGAGCAAAGACTCCTCCTCATCGAGCAAACGCTCATCGAAGTCAAAGGAATGCTCCGAGTCGTCAAAGGTTTAGCCGTTGGTGTCGCTGGAATCGTTGGTCTTAACGTGCATTCAATCCTTGTCTAAGGATGTACACCCGTCGCAACGGCACGTTTCATCCTTGCACCCTTCGTGAAGACAATCACCAGGGTAATATTTTCCACATTTGGAACACGGAAGTGCATAAGTCATGCACGTTCCTCCAGGTGTGCGTCGATGATTTCAACTAATTGCTCCAGTGCATCAGCGATCCTGCACGTCGAGCAAAAACTTTCAGCAAAAACGCCGCTCGTATGTACGTAGATGTTTGCTCGACAACGTGCGCATTCGTCATGATACCGTTCATCCCTTAGCATTGACAATGCACCCGACCTTTACAGCACTTTTTGACGTCCACGTAGGGCTCTTTTGTCTGAACATACACCCAATGCTGAGTGCATCCTCCACAGATAACGCCCTTGTGCCGAGGATCGCCGTCCTCGACGTTCCAAGGAAGATAATACATGGTGCTAGGCATACGTCCAATGACTCGCCCGCATTCACAGAGGAAGGTGTTTTGACGAGCCATTACTCCTCATCTCCTTGATCGTGGACGTCATCGTTGCGCTTTTCACGGGTCCAGCGGGTGATCCGTGCTAATGTATCAGCCCCCAGGACAAATATCGCCGCATCAATGACCTGTGAAGTCTTGAAACCTGCTCTCTTCAACTCTTTCAATGTCGCATTGGACACATCTCCTACGGTTATCGAATACTGATTGGCCATGATTAAGCCTAAAACACCCGACTATAATAATGTTATTTCTATTGGTAATCCTATCGGTCAAACCTCTGAACCTATATGGTAGGTAGTTCCTAGGCAGGGTGGGTGGGGGTGGGATAGGGACGACCGCTTCACGTGAATACTCGACGTCGTGCGTTGGTAGGGAAGATGAGACTGCTGTATAGTGCGTCTGACGTGCCGGACCGGTTTACTTTATACACCGCCTTTGCATGGAGGTATTATGGCTACGGCTAAGACACGAGATTTTGAAGTATTTGAGACTATTACAGCGAACAACGCTGGAAACAATAAGAGTATTGATTTGAATACTTTCATCAACGTTGCTGATATGGAAGCGTTTGGTCTCCTCGCTATCGAGGTCGGTATTAACGCCACAGAGACCACCCCCGAAACCGCTACCTTCCAGGCACAGATCGCACTACAAGACCTAGCAACTGGATTCATTTCCCACGCTGATTTTGACTCATTGTACCTCACATACAAGAACGTCCTTACTGGCTTCGAGGAAGAGTCACTATCCCTGGGCGACGTTGCAGACGTTCGATACATACCAGGAGGAATCCTCCAACTACGTGCAGACCGTATGAGTGGTGCAAGCGACGTTGAATTGTACGTGCGGATCACCGGCAAAATCGCCAAACTTTCCGCCGCTGACTACATGAGCCTCGCACTTACTAAGTCCCTCAGTGCTTGAGGTGAGTACTTGCCCGTCCCCGTACCCAAGAGAAACGAGGCATACACTGCCTACGTTAAGCGAGTATTCAACTACGTCAAGCGCAATAAGACTGCAATACGTGGATCCTATACCGGACGTGGCCGTAACCGTAAGTTACAGGCTCCCGTCGTTATGAAGCGGATCGGTGTAAACTGGCGAAAGCATAGTAGAACGATGAAGAGGCGATGATGATGGCTAAAGGAGAACGAATGTTGCACGGTCAATTCGGCTGTGTTGATTACTTGAGCGGAGTTATCGAACCTGGTTTTGTGACCGTTATCCCCCCCGTGGCGGCATCGGCGGCGTTTGTCACCGTTCCTGGAGGGGCTAG